GCTCAACCACCCGTGTGCGGATCATTTGCCCGGCGTCACGGCCTTGCCCAGGATATCAAGGATGGCCCGCGCAAGCTGGCGGTCGTCATGGGTTTCGATCGGCCCGCCGTCAGGGCCGGAGTGTTCCAGCATAGTCTTGTCGCCATAAACCTTGGGCAAGACCTTGGAAAGCAGCCATTTGCAGGTCTTGTTGCTGCACAGCACATCGTAGTTGTCGTCCTCGCACTTGCGCTTTACGTCGTCGAGGAACTGCTGCAACGTCGTACCGCCGCCGACATAGACGAGCGTTCGCGGCGTGTATTCGCGCGGGGCAAGATTCGGCACATCCCTGCGCGCGGCATTGATCCTCACGTTCTCAAGGATCTGCTCGCGTTCCACCGCCGGATCTTCGCCACGGTAGGGTAATTCGCTGAAAATCCCGTTCTCATCGGGGGACAGGCCGCGTTTTTCATACCACGCGGCCAACTCATCGGCATTAGGGCGCCGTACCACTTGAGCGGTATATGTTTGCTGGTCCATGTTGTATCGGGAGGGCTTACGCCCTCCCGGTTTTTATTGGCTGATTAGCTTATCGCAGCGAACAGGCTATAGGTCGATCCAGGAACGATACGATACTCGTACAGCACGGTTACGCCAGCGTGCGCCGAGAATGTAGCGTTGATCGAAACCTCCAGCCGGTCGAGCAACGAAACGAGCGTGCGGTTCGCCGTCAGAGTGAATACCCCATTGGTCGTATTGAGGCTTTCCTCCAACGTCAATACTGCTGCGACCGATCCGTTGTGCGTCAGGGTCAGGATAAGCGTCGCGCTTAACACGGTTGATCCGCCAGTTGTCGCGCTGATCTGCGTAACGACACAAGCAACGCGGGAACGGAAGGTCAGGTCGGTCTGAAGCCCTGCGGTAGCAAGGTTCGCCGTGGTCTTGCTCTCCTGACGAATCACCGTGTAGTTCGGGTTGTCGTAGGACATGTCGGTTGATGCCATTTGCGTCTCCTAAGCCGCCGCCTCCCGGCGGCTTGACGTACTGCATAAGGGTGAGCGGGGAAGGCCGCTCTTATCTTTTACGTCCTGGCCACCTCTTGACCGGACGGATTCCATTGCGCGCCGGAAGAAGGCCCGGCTTAAAGCTTTTCAAATACGTGTTTCCAACGCTGCCCATGTTTTATCCGGCTTATTGCCATTTCCCCGATTTTGAACATCTGAGAGATGGCCTTCTGCTTGACCCCTAATTTCATCAGCCAATGAATGTCCATTACCTCTTTCTCGGTCAACTTGTGCGATCCTTGTCGTTCTCCGTAGCAGTGACGCATTTTGTTTACCATATCCAAGGCATTGTCCAACTTCGTGCCAACGAACAAATGAACTGGATTCACGCAGGGCGGGTTGTCGCATTTGTGTAAAACGCACTTCCCGGCCGGGATTGGGCCACAATAAATTAGATAGGACAGGCGATGCGCCGCTATCTGCTTTCTGGTCTTGGGGATTTTGATCTCCCCGTAACCCTTGTCTACACATGCGCCTGTCCATACCCAACATCCAGTGGTCTCGTCCATCTTCCACTTCGCGTTGAAACGACGAATCCACTCCTGATCTATATCCATAATCATGACTCCATGTTATGACGGAGTTTTGATTATAACAGATATTCGATACCATTGTTGATTCGTCCATATACACGTAAGTCTTTAATTACACAGAAGAATCCCACTTGAAAATCCGTGTCTGCACCGCATTGGTGTGGGTTATACCATAACCTAAAAGTGCGTACCAGGCGATGCCTTTCGATCTCCCGTAGTCGTCCGGGGTTTTCGCCCGGATTTCCTCAGGAGTGTGAAGTGCTTCGCACACCGTATCCTCGCCGAAAACGAACATCCAGTCGCCGGTTGTCCCGGAACCTGAGTTCCACGCATCGCCGGTGTCGGTGAACGGGTCGAAGGTTGTCGAATCGGTCGCGCCACCTACCGGAATGGTGGTTTGCTCGACCAAGCGCACGCCTTCAGGGAATCTCCCGTATTCGCCGTTCATGATCCGTTGCATACCGCTTTCGGTGTACTGGAACAGCGTTTCCAGTGCGTTTTTGAGGTTGCGCGCGGCCAGCGGACGGGAAATGGCGTAGTAGTCGCCGTTCTCGTAACGCGGGACGTTGCGCCCCTTCATCGTGTCGATGACAGATTTCAGGTTGGTCGGGCTGATGCCCTGCGAGGCGGTCAATGTCGCCGAGCTGTTGGTGGTCAGCGAAACGGCGTCTGCGGTCGCGGTAGCGGACACGCGAATCGGCGTATTGTTGAATTGCTGATGCGCAAGACTGTCCAGATCGCACTGCGCGTCGTACTTCAGCACTTTCATGATGGGTTGGCGCACGCTGAACTTGCTCATGGATTCGAGAAATTCCGTGTAGGGAACGCTGAATCCGCGCTCGACCATCGTGAGCGTGCCTTGCAGCACGGTATGTTGCCCTTGCGGGATCGTGTTCGTTTCCGTCAACAGGCGGTTTGCCCGCGCCATCATCGGAACCGTATCCCACGTAAACGTCTGCCCGGAGCGCGTTACCTTGCCCCAGGCGTCGCGGATGTCGCAAAATTGGCGGAACTTCGCAGTAGCCGCGACGCCCATGCGAAGGTCTTTGCTTAAATTCAAGCTGTAGTAAAAGCCGCCAAGGCTATTTACAGCGAACACTTGACCAGCCATAGCTGAGTCTCCTATCCAGTCGGAATGCCGCGCGCTTTCCTCATCGCGTTGAGAACGTCGTCGCGCGTTTCCGGTTTAGGGGCTTCCGGCAACGCGGCGCGTGCCGCTGCGGTCGGAAGAGTCACAATGGAAGCCTTGCGAGCTTCCTTGTCCACCGCCGGCTGACTGGTAGAGTCGCTCGATACGGGTGTTGCTGGAGCCGCCTGAGATTGACGGCCCATGACGCTGCGTGCTTCGTTGCCGATTGCGCGATAGAACTGCACCCAATCGGCGGGGGGTTGGCCGATTTTCGTGAATTCGGCCAGCCGTTCGTTCTCCAGCGTTATTGCCAACTTGAGAACCAGCGGATTCGCGACCACGTCGGAGAATTCGTCCTTGAATTTCTCCACCGCGTTCTGCTTCTGAATCTGCGTTACAGCATAATTCGAGATTGCCCTGGGGTCAAGTTGCGGGTTGGCAAGCTCAATGACCTTTTGCAGGGCTGCGGCGGACTCTTCAGGCGTCCCCCAACGGATTGTATCTATGTTGTCGTGTAGCAGTTGCGTTACGGTCGGCTTGGCCGGCGCGGGCTGCTGCTGTACCTGCTTTTGCGCCCACTGCGCGATTTCGGCCTGTACCCGCTTGGTTTCAGCAAGAGCTTCATTTGCCTTGCGTAGGCGGTTCTCCGCAGCTCGTTCGCGCTGATAGATCGGCACACCCCCGGCTTCCAGCACGTCGGCTTCGGGAACATCGAATTCCTCGCCATCGACCTTGACGCGCACCGTCTTGATCGGTTCTGGCGCGGCAGGCTCTGTTGGAGTCTCCGGTTCTGCCGGTGTCTCGGCTTCGAGCTCTGCCTGGGGCTCCTGTGGTTCTTCCGACGGATTCATTTCCTCGGCGCGCGTGCGCTCATGGCGCTCCTCGATCTCCTCCATAGCGAGTCTACGAGGGTCGTTGCGCGGCTCCGGGCGCTTGCCTTGATCCTCAGGCGGTTCTGTGGGCTCTGTGGGAGGATCAACCTCCTGTCCCTCACGTGCCTGTTGGCTGCGTTGTTGCAGTATCCGCGCGGCTTCCGATGCGCGCTGCGCCGCTTCTATGGCCTGCTGCCTATGTTTCCTGCTCATGTCTCCACACCTCCAGTGCGCTATTGCCTTTGTCCACCAGCTCGTACAACCATTGCTCGAACCAGCGGGCAACTTTCGCGTGATTCTGCAACCCGGTTATTGCTCCCGTATCCGTGGGGGATACCTTTTCCAATGCGTCCTGCGCGGCTGCGATTTCCTGCTGCGCCATGCCGACCAGACAGCGCCCAAGGTCGCTATCGAGGAACTTGCGCGCTTCCTCGCCAAGTTCCGCAGTGGCGATCAGCTCATCGCGGTCCATCAGGAATAGATCACCGTGCAGTCAACGGTGCCACTGATGGTCACATACAACCCTACCGTGAAGTGCGCCGGAATCGAATACCAGGCTCCTGCACTCGGGGTGAACGTGTTCACCAATACGGTAGTTGCCGCGCTGGTGTTGTCCCAGAGCTTGATCGTCGGCGTCGAAGATGCGCTGGCGACAAAAATACCGACAAGCTCGCCGTCGCCCGTCTTGACCAAAGCACTTGCAGTCAGGTTCACATACTTGTCGCCGCCTGCGACGCGGCGCATCCGTTCGTCTATGTTCATTGTCGTACCTCTCTCGGTTGCATGAGTTTCATCGCCGCTTCCTGATTCTTCAGCTTTTGATGGTGCAGCTTCAGCCGCGCCTCTTCAATGCTGCTAGTTACATCGATCATGTGCTGCTCATGTTCGGCCTGCATGCCGCGCGCTTCCATCATGGTTTGAATCTTCTCCAGACCAAGCCGCGCCTGCTCAAGCAACAATTCGGATTCACGGATAGTTAGATCGCCTTGGATGCGGCCGGCGTCGATCATCAGTTCCGCGTTTTTGATTTTCTCGTTTGAGGCCAGCTTCAACTGCGTTTCCTGCGCGCTCATCTGCAATTCCATCTGCTTGCCTTGCAGCATGCCTTGAAGTTGCTGGATCATCTGCTGCGCTTTCATCAGACGCGGGTCTTGCTGCTCGCTGAAAAACCTGGCCCCATCCCGGTATCCGGCATTCGAGAATAGTTCCTTCAGCGCCTCGATCACGTTAAGACCTGGAGGCGCAGTCGATACCAGGTCGATAGCGGCTTTCATGGTAAGCATGAACTTTTGCATGCGCTCGACCGGGTTGGTCGTGCCAATGCCGACATTCACTACGACATTGACCTCGTTCATCAGCAGCATGTCGGTAATGCGGCTGACGCCGAAGCGCGGAAACAGCCTCGCCTTGTTCGCGCAGATACCAAGAATCACTTCATCGGTTTCGTAGTGCTGCTCCAGCATTATCAATTGCCGCAGCACTGGCTCCCACCACGTCTCGATCACCGTGCGGATCAGGTAATCGCTCATCATGCCCGCGCTTTGAGTCGCCAAACGAACGCCACCAAGGGTATCGTTCACCGCGTTGTTGGCGACTTTGGTAGACGGAGAGAAATTGCCGGCCAGTTCATCGAATGCTGTTTTCAGCCGGTCGTGCTCGACATACGCGCTTGAAGTCACGTCCGGCCAGTTGCTTTCCTGGACATCCGTTTTCGGGTCGGTCATCAATGTGACACCGCCCGGCACGCCGCGCACCAGCGAATTCACGTCCACCTGCCTGCCGCGCGCAACGAGCCATCGCTTGTGCAGCACAAAGCGCACGTTGTCGATGCGGTCGTTGGTAATCGCCGCGCTTTCCTGCTGCAACGGCTTGGTGAGCATCGGCAAGCCGGTCTTGAGCGGTTTGTGCGTCTCAAGGATGCTGTAGCCGATCACATAGGGGCGCTTGCCGTGGAAATACACCTCGTCTATCGGCTTGGGGTCGGTAAGCAATTCCTCGGTCCCGAGTGTGTAGTAGGTCATGTCCTCGCCGTTCTCCCGCATGAACCAGCGCATGACCCACACAATATCGAAGGACTGTATCGCCGTTGAATGTTCCTCCGGCAATTCGATCTTGCCCAGGCGCGCTTGACGCGTCTGGTCGATTATGTCCGGCTTGGCTTTGAGAATTACAGAATCGTCGTGCTTCTTCCACTTCGGCGCGTTGGTCTTGTCGTCCACGTTCTTCATCATGGCGCGCACGTCGCACACATACATCGGGATGATGTCGCAGAAATACGGGCTGGATTCGACCGGGTTCAGCCACGACGCGCCGCCGTCGATGCGGATGTTTTCTATCGGGCGCAACTCAATGCAGGGCTGATCCTTGATTTTCTTGCCGCCGCGCTGCTCGTATTCCCAATGCTGGTACGAACATACCGTGCCCGTCACTTGCGCGTCCTGTATGCCGCCGAGGCAGACCTGGAACGCGGGGATGGTGCGCGACAGCCGGTATTCGAGCACTTCCTTCAGCGCGCTTGCTCCTGCGACGTTCATCACGTCGTCGGGGTTTCCCGGAGTAACCGACACGACTTCCATGTTGCTGAACAACGCAACGGCCGCAGCAGCTTCGTTCTTGCGGATTACGGTTCTCGTGTGCGGCGGGAAAATACGCGAACGCGCCTTATACTCGTCGGAGAGGTACTTCGACCCAGGCGCGTGTTCGTTTCTGAACGCCCGCAGGGCATAGACCCAATCGTTACGCCAGTTCTGGTCGATATAGGCCGACGATGCCTCGAAGGCTTCCTGCGCAAGTTTCAGATAGTCAGCCATCTGCCATTTCCTTCAATACCTGCGGGCGAGCGACGGTGCGAAACTCGGCTTCCCCGGCAACGGTCGTCTCGAATACAACAGGAGGCTTGACCTCGGGAAGCTGATCCTTTTCCGGTACGCCTTCGACGCGGCCGGGCTCATCTTCATAGACGTTGCGGCCACGCTTGAGCTTCGCACGTTCAAGCCATTCGCCGGCGTGAAGAATAACGCTGCGCTTCAATGCAGAGGCACTATAGCCGAACTCAGGCAGTTTGCAGTTCATACCCCAGCCAGCCGGGTATCCAAGATGCCGGATGAAGAACCCGCCCTCATAGACCCTGACGGCCCACGGATAGCCCGGATAGGCGGTAGTGAGAGCTTCCAGGATGCCGGTGGCCTCATCTTCCTGCGCCTTGGTCGCGCCTTCGCTGTAAAGTATTATGGTATATCTCCCCAGTTAGAGCGAGTAACAATCCTGCCTTCCTGCGCCTTGGTCGCGCCTTCGCTGTAAAGTATTATGGTATATCTCCCCAGTTAGAGCGAGTAACAATCCTGCAAGTCCTTGCTTGAATACCGAATCACGCGGCTTTCCTCACTTCCAAAGTGATCTCTATTTGCTTGACCACGTTGTTGTGCATAAGGATCGCTTCGCGCAACTGCGCTTCTGTCATCTGTCCTGATGTCACCTTTGCCATCCACTGTTCCTCGACCACATAGGCGTCCTCTACCTTCTCGAAATCAACGCCGTGGATCAGCGCAAGCGGATTATTCGCGTCCTTGATGCGCGACTCGCATATTTTCCTGGAGAACAGTTCAAACATCCTGATCGTGATCGGGCTGACATGCGTCGGGTCGGATACGTAATCATCATGGCGTGGATGCGGGACGGCGATAAACACCTTGGCGCCATGCCGGCAGACGCGGTAAATCTCTTTCATCACGCCGATGGTGTCCGGCAGGTGTTCGAGAACATGGTGCATCATCACTTCCTGAACAGAGTCATTCACCCAAGGCCAAGGTTTGACGTTCAGATCGTATAGACAATCGACCTGCCCGTAGATGTCCACATTCAGCCAGCCTTCGCGCAAGTCCTTGCCGCAGCCCAAGTTGAGCCGTAACGGTTGCGGTGCCTGTGCTAATGCGAGGGGCATTTATTACCCGAAATCCGGGCTGCTCGCGTAAATTGCCGCATCCCCGGTACGAAGTTTGAACTTGCGCTCCCGGTCGCCGTTGCCGAAAACGTAGGAAATCTCCGGTTCGTTCCAGTGCGGCCCCCAGATCGCGCGAATTTCTGCGCTCAGGTCGATGGTGCGGAAAACCGGGTCGCGATTCGGTTCTGTGGGTGTGCCTGCCATCAGTACGGTCCTTTGCTTAATTTACGGGCGCGCTTGGCTACGATTCTCTTCATCGCGGCCTTGCGCTTGTCGCCCTGGTTGAACTCCTTCGCCACGGATTGCGGGATTCCGGCGTCACGGGCAAAGCTCGCATCATGGGCCGCAATTCGCATAAACCGTTTCTGCCGCGTCGATACGCTTGGCATATTCAATCCTTATTTTGGTCTAAGGTGTTTTATTGTGTCAGATCTAGCGCAGGCCCTTTTTATGAACTGTTCCGGTAGTGCAGAACAAAGCATATTGATAAACGCATCCCTGCTATCAAGTCTGTTTTGCATGTATTCCCGATATTGGTCCACTTCTCTTGTTACTTCATCGTTGACGCGTTTATCTATCAGAGCACGAATTCTGGCGATTGATGCATTTCGCAGCTCAATCCTAGTTTGTTTCTTCTTACGTCTTGCTATCTGTTCTTTCTTCGCTTTTATGATTTTCTGTCGGCCCTTGGTTGTGAGCCAGCGTTTATTCAGAACGAACTTGACGTTACTTATAGTTTTCGCAACAGTTGGTATTACTGCGCGTTTCTTACTCTTTGTTTTCATCAGATCTCCATTGTTAATCTTCAAATAACTTCGGCTCAAGCACTATTTAATGAGAATATTTCGTTGGCCACGGCCAGTCATCAGGTGCTCGATGGTTGCGAATTTCGGCAATTATTGTATATCCATTGCCGTCAACAGTTACAAACTCACCTGCGTGCAAATCTTCCAATGCTATAGCGTTTGGCTTGAACCCATAGTTTTGCTTCCACCTGCGTATGCGCTGTATGCCGCGATCCGAATAGAACAACTCTAGGGCATCCAACTTTCTATATTGCGCTTGCCTGCTGATCCGTACTTGAATCATAGTTTCTCCATGTTTTCAGTTAAAACTATGTCCTTTAATCCTCAAACACCTTCGGCTCCAACATGATACCCTCTTCGCTGAAATCGGCAACCGGGTATGCAAATGTCATCGCTAGGGCATCAGCCTTGTCCGGCGAGAAGCCTTTCTCGTCCATGATGTCCGACTTGCGATCAAGGCGTATGCGACCCTTGTCGGTATAGTCGTATTCGACGCAGGTCAATTCTTCGAGCAGGTTCGGATTGCCATAGTCCTTGGGCAACTCGCAAATGCCCTCGATGAATTCCTTCAACTCCCACCACATTTCGACGCGCTTGTTCAGGAATCTCGGGTTGAGCGACGAATTGCCGCCGTTCACGTCCACCACCGGGAAGTTCAACTGCCTCAACCTGTCTACAACACCAGAGCCTATCCCGGAACCATCTACAAAAGTCTGTAAAGGACGGTGCTTCTTCATCGCCTCAGCCACATGATGCGCTGTCTGCATCAAATCCTGCTTCGGGAGTACCTCAATATCGAATACCTTGCGCCCCTTCCTGATACAAATAGTCGAACTATTCTCCCCAAACCTTGCCACGTCCACTCCCATCACCAGCGGAAGATACTCAAATCCCTCCGCCTCAAAATTCATCGCCTTCTCAACCGCCTCAGTGGAAATAAGCTGTCTTGTCGCAGTCTTAGGAAAAAGCCCTCTGACTCTGACCCTCGCCTGGTCTGAATCCTCACCACCATACTGCTCAATAAGCCCTTCAAGATAAGTCTTGTTCGCAGCCCGACAAGTCCGGGCGTCCACCGTCCACCGCCTCCACCTCGCCTTATGCTTGTCGAAACAATCATAAAATCTGCCTACATTTCGAGTCCCGTTCCCGAATACCAACCAGATGTTCTTCTTGGTTGTGAAAACCCCGTCCGTAACCTCCCATATCTTATCACTTATCTTGCTCGCCTCATCAAATACCACCAA